AAACCCACAAAACCTAAACGAGTCAGGTAGCTGCCTAAAAAATAGGCAGCGACATTACTATAATTATGTATATGTAAGAAATAGAATAATAGTCGATAGTACTTACGAAGTAAGGACTAAGGCATAACGTAATGTAGTAGTACTAATGTAGAACCGTACTATATTCTATATAACCAAGAATCATGCCAGCAAAGTTATCCACAGCTTTTTATCAAAGTTATCCACAGACAATTTGATAACTATTTACTTTTAGAAAGTCATAGTTATTATTCATTGGCAATAGTTTTATGTTGCTTTACATTACGTACATGCACCAAGACGCATGAGGATTGGCGGGTTGAACTCCCGAGTGATGCGGTGACCGAATCCGCACAATCTGGCAAAGCAGTCCTCAGTCGTGTTGGTGTACGCCAGCAATCACGTAAGGTAAAAACTTTTACCTTATCCATTAGACCCTTATCGGGAGATGAGAATGACCTACATAAAAGATATAAAAGTCTGTATAGACTGTTTCCACTTCAGCAAGCCAGATAAGTGTACCCATCCTGTAAGTTCCCATATCAATCCCGTCAATGGTGATCGCAAGTATTTCTACGCGATAACTATGCGCTCGTCAGATATGTGCGGAACAGAAGCCAAGCTGTTCGAATTATCTGAAGTCAAGCAAGCAGAGAACGACATACGCCGCAGAGAATTCGAGGAGGCTTGCCGTGACGCACCATTCTAATATTCCCATTAAAGACACAGAAGAACTCCAGATCATTATCGACGAGCTATGTGCCGTGTTAGAAGCCCGTTGTGGCGACAACATGGCAGCATGGGGTGCTACCGCGATGGTGCTGTTAAAGATCATTGTGGACATTTCTGGTGCAGATATAAACGAGATTGCAGACAAACTTAAAGACGATGGCGGGAGGTTTCTACAATGACAAGCACTAACACTTCAGACTTTGATCCAGCAGTACGCAATGCCGCGTGGTGGTCAGGGGATAGCCGCATGGCAGTCAACGGTAAAGCAGCGCAAGCAATCCTGATAAAGCAGGGCAGGATGGAGCCGCCTGATCTATCTGATATTGAAGAAGTCCAGATGGGCAAGGTAATGGAACCTACCATTGCCCGGCTATTCCAAGACAAGCACAGGATTGAACTCAAAGACTTGGATTGGATAGGCCAGCACAGTAAGGAAACGTGGCTGAAAGCTCACGGGGATTACATATCTGCTGATGGCAAGACACTGGTGGAGTGCAAGAACTATAACGCAGCCAGCCTGAAGAACTTTGATGAAGATGGGAACGTCATACCGCCAGCAGACTTCGTACAGTTACTACATGAAGCAGCGTGTTTCAACGTAGATAACATCTATCTTGCTGTTCTGTTTGGTGGTCAGAAGTTTCGAACATATCACTTCACCATTGCGCCTGAACAAAAAGACGAGCTTGTGCAGACGATGGCTAAGTATTGGGGCATGGTGCAGTCAGGTGTTGCGCCAGAACCAGACAGTATTGAGGCTGCAAAGATCGTTTACCCGGTTGCTGATATTGACGCAGTTGTGGCTACACAGGCAGCAGAGAAAGCCGTAGCTGTACTGAAAGAGTACAAGGCTAGGATTAAGCACCTAGAAACAGAAGCAGAGAAGGTAGAGCTAGAGCTACGCAAGTATATGGGAACTGCGCCAGCATTGTTGACGGTGGATGGTCACACTCTGATAAGCTGGAAGAACGATAAACCGGGGTCTAAGTTCGATGCCAAGCTATTCCAAAAAGCCATGCCGGATGTTTACCAGAAGTTTGTGGTCGAAACGACGGGTGTTAGACGCTTCCTACTTAAATGAGAGTGATAACGATATGTTACTTAATCAATCCGCAAGGCATGTATTTGAAGCACTTAAATCTATGATTGAAAAGTATGAGGAAGCAGAAGACAAGGAAGAATTCTGCAACCCTGATGCGCCTTTGCTGATTAACGTCAACGGGAAAAGAAACTATGTTCTAAGCGTTGGTGGTGATCCAGATGAAGAAGGCGTTGTTATCGAAGCAAAACCAGAATCCCAATGGAGATGAGATATGAGCAACTTAATACCTATGCAAGACATAGAAGTCATGGCGAGAGCCGTAGTTAAGTCAAACCTATTCAATGTCAAAACCGCAGATGAAGCGATTGCGCTGATGTTGATAGCTCAAGCTGAAGGCCAGCATCCTGCTATTGCTGCGCGTGACTACCACATCATTCAGGGCAGACCAACCCTGAAAGCTGACGCGATGATGGCAAGGTTCCAGCAAGCCGGGGGAAAAGTAGAGTGGAAGGAATATACCGATGATCGAGTTACTGGCGTTTTTAGTCATCCCGCTGGTGGGTCTTTGTCTGTCACTTGGACTATCGAGATGGGAAAGAATATCGGGTTGGTTAAACCGGGTTCTGGATGGCAAAAATATCCTAGAGCTATGCTCAGAGCGCGTTGCATCTCAGAAGGTATCCGATCCGTTTATCCCGGCTGCGTATCAGGCGTTTACACGCCAGAGGAAGTTGAGGATTTTGAGCCGAAAGCAGTACCAGCGCAAGAAATCGATATGGGTGCAGCAGAGGTGGTTGAGGATTTAAAGAAACATAAGGAACAAGGTGAGCATTTTTTGCACTTCTTCGTTCCGGGTCAGGAGGAAGCATACGCCTCGGTGGAGGATTTAGAAAATTGGGAGATATGCTTCCATGACATGGTTCACAAGATCAAAGCCAGCCAGAAGCTTGCAGACGCAACCAAGCGAGACAAGCTGAAAGCATTGAAGGATGTAAACAAGGAAGTCATCGACATGATGGATAACGTCACAAAAATGAGGATTGTGGCGGCAGCTAATTCACTGGAGGAAGTATGAAGGGAACTCATGAACAAGAGCCGGGGAAAGGCGTTCTTTACACGAACGACAAGAAACAGCCGGGTTCAAAAGCACCAGATATGAAAGGTGGATTTACTGCTGACCGGGATATTGCAAAGGGCGAGTGGGTCAAGCTGGCTGGCTGGACTAAGCAGACGCGGGTAGGTAGCCTGATTAGCTTGGCGCAGGACAATTGGGTTCCTGACCCTAATTATAAGAAGCCTACTCCCGGCAGCACGGTTCGAGAGTACACGCCTAAAGACGACGAAATACCTTTTTGATAAGGGGATTTAAATGAATGAGTTTCAGGAAAAGTATCCACCAGTATTTAAAGAAGGCGCAATAGCCAGCGGCAGTTTGAACGCTGCTCAACAGAAATTAGACCAAGACTCTTGGGTGCATCGGTCTGACGGGATGCGTTGCCGGACTTGCATCTGGTTTGTCAGGAAGTATGCGTCAGACCCGAAGCCGGTCGACAGGAGAGAGGTTGGTCGATGCCGTCGCCATGCTCCAACAATGGGTGGTTATCCGGTGGTGTACCAGACTGATTGGTGCGGCGATCATCGTGTTGATGAAAACAAGGTCTGATGGCTGCTAGTCGCTCACCCACACAACGAAGCCTTGAGTATCTTAGGGAACAAGGCTACCACTGCGAGATAGTGGAGAAGTGGAACTCTTTTACCAAGCAAAGGAAAGACTTGTGGGGGTGGTGCGACATTCTGGCTATACGTAAGGATGAAGTTCTGGCAGTACAGGTTACGGCATCTGCTGTTGCTGAACGTATAAAGAAGATTCAGGAATCAGATACGGTAGCAAAGGTTAGAGAAGCCGGTATTCGTATTGAAGTGCATGGGTGGCGCAAGAATGTAAAAGGCCGCTACGTGATTAGAGTGGAGGATATATCGTGAATGCAGCTAATTTTGAAAAGTCAGACAGACTTCAGAAAGTCGCAAAACTTTTGGGGCGGGGAGGGGAATACACAACCTTAGACATTATTCAGAAAGCCGGGGTATGTGCAGTCAACAGTATTGTCAGTGAGTTACGCCAGCATGGATACAACATTCTGTGCCAGCGTCGTGCAAATAAATGGTTTTATAGGATGGTTAAATGACTAAATTATTCGTGGCCTCGCCTATGTATGGTGGGCAATGTTATGGTTTCTACACACAATCTCTGCTACAGCTTACAAATATATGCAGAGAGAAGAACATGGAAAACCTTATGTCTTTCCTGTTCAACGAAAGCCTGATTACTCGCGGCAGGAATGCGCTGGTACAGGGCTTTATGAAGACAGATTGCACTCACCTGATGTTTGTGGATGCTGACATACGATTCAATCCAAACGACGTTCTGACCATGCTGGAGGCCGACAAGGAAATTATCTGCGGCATTTATCCTAAAAAGGAAATCAACTGGAATCAGGTACACAAGGCTGCGCTGGAAGGCGTACCGCCAGAAAAGCTGAAATTTTATACGGGGGCATTCGTAGTTAATTTGAAGAACTACGCTGGCGAGGCAACCGTACCAGTGAACGAGCCTATCGAAATCTGGAACGGTGGCACTGGATTCATGCTTATCAAGCGGGAAGTGTTCGAGCAACTAAAGCCACACACACCTAGCTATATCAATGATGTTGGCGATCTTGCTGGCAACCTCGGCGCAGAGGAAATCTTCCAATACTTTACGGAAAGCATTGAGCCTGAGACTAGGCGCTTGCTTTCTGAGGATTATCACTTCTGCAAACAGTGGCGAGATAAATGTAACGGTTCCGTATGGGCTGCGCCTTGGGTTCACCTAAGTCATATCGGCACATACATTTTTGAAGGTGGTTTGATTCCAGCGCCATAAGGAGATGAAATGACGGAGATAGTGAAGTGTCAACTTCTTGATTTTCTTGCAGAGAAAATTAAAGAACAAGAGGGTGGCAAAGCTAATGATTCAGCAGTAGCCAAGTATTTCAAGATGAGTCCACCTGTTTTGAGCAAGATTCGTCATGGCAAGATCAAAGTCAATGCTGAATTTATCCTAGCCATTCACGAAAAGATGGGCATTCCAGTTAAAGATATTCGAGATATGTTATAGGAGGCGTATATGAAGGCAATCGTCGGGGGTTTCCTGTTGTGCGTAGCTACACTGGTCTGGGCTAACTGCACCACTCATAGCTATTACATGAACGGTAGATATGTAACATGCACAACCTGCTGCTATGGCGGCAACTGTAATACATCCTGCTACTAATGGAAACATTTGCTGCTTTGGTCTTCTTCGGAGGGCTGCTAGTGGGAATGGGGCTGATATTGCTGACAGCAGCAATCATCACCTACTTCATTTTTTGCTAGAATATTTGCAGGGCGAAAGCTGTGCTGGTCTTGATTAACCTTGGTCAGTGGTCAATCTACACAGTGAGTAGCCTACCTCTTACCGCTACGCTTGGCAGTCTTTGCTGAACGTATAAAAGCTTCCTTAGTCGGATAGCCTTTCTCTCCCGGTTTCTTAGGCGGCAAGCCTTTCTCCCGGCGCTTGTTGATGTTGTAGTACAGTCCTTTATTCATTTTGTAATCCCTAAGTATTTTCTTACTTCATTTAGGATTTGCAACTGTTGAGGCGTGTACATTTCCTCTGCCCTGTCGCCCCATTGATTGAAGGTGTATCCACGAAACATCTCTGGCAAACCTGATTTTTCATACCATTGCTCATACGGACGTTGTTCACCTAATTGCTTTTGGTGAAACTGATAACGCCGACGCATCATCTCAGGTTCTAATGACTGACCAAATTGCTGATAATACTGTTGCAGTTTTGGATCGGCTTCTACACCGTAATGG